TGTTATCAAAACGTTCTTTTGCACAGAGAGTACCACAAACAATAATGACAAGACCCCGTGAAGGTGATCTTGTTTATGTGCCATTTTTAAATGGTACCGGCGAATTGTATGAAATTACTTTTGCAGAACAGTCGAAAGATTTTCATATGTTGGGCCGCAAACAACCATATTTCTATGAATTGAAACTAGAGAAATTCAAGTATTCACAAGAAGTCATTGATACTGGTACTGAAGAAATTGATGAGGTTGTTGAACAAAATGCATATACAATTAAATTGATTACTGGTGCAGGAACAGGCACATATGAATTAAATGAAATTGTATATCAATCAAACGATAACACTTTTGCAAATGCTACCTGTCAAGCTGTGGTACAAACTTGGTCACCAAATACTAGCATATTAACAATTACTACAATCAAAGGTACATTTGCAACCAATATGAGAGTTATCGGTCAAACCAGTAACGCACGGTATTTCTTAACATCATATGATCCATATTTGGATAATGTTGCAGATAGTTCTTATGGCAACAAAACAATTAAAACAGAATCAGATTCAATAATTGATTTCTCTGAATCTAATCCTTTTGGTAGTCTATAATGTCAGACATTACATACAATAGAGTTATAAGAAAATTGGTCGTAGGTTTTGGTAGCCTATTTGACAAGATTACACTTGTTCGCTATAATACAGACCGTTCAGAACAGCAAAGAGTATTGGTACCTTTGACTTATGCAACTAAAGAATTGTATGTTAGAAGATTAGAAGATGATCCTAATCTTCAGAAAAAAATACAAGTTGCTTTACCTCGTATGTCATTTGAAATGAATGGTTTAACATATGATGTAACAAGAAAACAAAATACAAATATAAAGCAATTTGCAAGAACTACCGAAGGTGTTGTATCTCAGTATAATCCAGTACCATATAATTTTGATTTTTCTCTATACGTTTATGTTCGTAATATGGAAGATGGTACACAAATTATAGAACATATACTTCCATATTTCACACCAGATTATACTATCAAATTAAATTTAATTCCAGAAATGGGTATTGTAAAAGAAGTACCTGTTATATTAAATAATGCAACACACGAAATAGTATATGAAGGTGATAAAAATTCTGAAACCAGAATGATCATATGGACATTAAACTTTACGGTTAAAGGATTTATATTTGGTAAGATATCTGATGTTGGTGGTTTAATTAATCATTCTATTACAAATATATTAACAAATATAACACCAGAAGATACTGTTATATTAAATATGGGTAATGTTGCCGCAATTGGAACAGGAACATATAAAACTGATGAAATTGTATATCAAGGTTATTCTTCAAGTTCTGCAACAGCTTCAGGAAAAGTAGTTGATTGGGAAAATAACAAATTATACATAAAAGAAATTGATGGTCATTTTGTGTCAAATAAACCTGTTGTAGGTGTTTTATCTGGCGCAAGTTATAATTTTAGTTCATATCAAGTAATGCCTAAGAGAATGTCTAAGATTGATGTATTTGCTGATTTGACAATGGACAATGATCTTGATCCATTGATGGATCAGAATGGTGCAACCATAGATAACAATCATAAGATAACAACAATTATTACAGAGAGTTAATAAAATGTCACAACAAATCATCAATGATGGAATAGTAGCTAATGATGGAACAGGCGATACGCTTAGAGAAGCAGCCATTAAAATTAATGATAATTTTACAGAACTGTATGCATCATTAGGTTTAAATGCTAACAATGATTTTGCAACAAATGTAGCCGTTCAATCAGCATTTTATCAAGCCAATGCTGCTTTTCTTCAAGCCAATGCTGCTTATATTCTTGCAAATACTGCCATTAATCTTGAAATTGCTGCAATAGAAAGAACAAATGCAGCGTTTGATCAAGCCAATATTTCTTTTGAATTTGCAAATTCAGCATTTAATCAAGCTAATTTGGCATATAATCAAGCTAACGCTTCGTATATAATTGCTGTTACAGCAAACAATCAGTTAGGTAATTTATATGTTGGTGGTGCAAATAACCAAACGATATATGGAAAATTATCTAATACTGATATCGTATTAACACCTAATGGAACAGGATTAGTTTCTGTTCCTGGAGTTAAAATTCCAATTGGTTCTCTCATACAAGGCACTTCTGCAATTGCAGTTGCTATTGCAGATTTAAATCTCAATAGTGTTTTAGATTTTTCAACTTCACCAGCAGATAATTTGATTATTGGTGATTATGGAATAAACAACGGCGTTTCTGGTTCAGGTACAGGTTGGTCTGTTTTACAATTAACAACGAATCCAGATCCAATACTGCAAATTGGTGATAATATAGTTGGTGCAGGAATTCCTTACCCATCTACAGTATTACATATTGGTACAGGTGCCAATGCTAACGTTGTTATCATTAACCAAACATTAAACAATTTACCTTTACCAGAATCAAATACACTTATTATAACAACTCGTAGCGTTGTTAACGCAGGCCTCTCATTAACGACAATTGCAAATACAGATATTACTCTTGCACCAGGCGCAAATGCAGATGTAATTTTAGGTAGTTCTATGCTACCTTTTGCAGACGATGTTTATGATTTAGGTTCACCATCTAAAAGGTTTAGAAGGCTTTGGTTGGGTGCAGGCACCATTTATATTTTAGATGAAACATTAGGCACAGATCAAGCAATTGGTGCAAGAGATGGAGATTTGTACATTGCAGGTGGTGCAGGTTTAAAAGTTGGTGAATTTAATTTACATGATAATGAACTTAAAATTAATAATTCATCGAGAGATATTTTAATTGGTGATCCAGGTGATACTGGTTTCATTCAATTTAGAAGAAAAATTCATGTAAGAGATGCAAACGATTCTTACGATTTATTTTCTGTAGATCCTCAAGGTCGTGTTGATATATCATCAGATATTACTTTAGATCCTACTAAATCAGCATTTAATATTATTGGATCCAGAGCTAGGAGTACTCAACCACCAAATAATTTAGGAGTGTTGTTACATCTAACAGGTTCAAGCACAAATCCAAGTCGTATTTACCATGACAGTTATGGTGTTGGCAATTATTCTGCTTTCATTGGTCGTCATGCTGAAGGCAATTCAGCCGTACCATTACAAACATCCGCAGGATCAATCGTTAGTCGTATTGGTGCAAATCCACATGATGGTACAGGATTTGCTTCAATTTCCACAAGCCGTATAGATTTTGTTGCATCTCAAACACAAACAACTTTAAACCGTGGAAATAGAATTGAACTGTGGACAACAGCAAATAATTCAACCACAATTGCAAAACGAATTGTAGTTGATGATGCCGGTTTAGAAGTTAAAACAGGTGGAATTAAGTTTGCAGACGGAACAACACAAAATACCGCAACTGCTCCTTATACTTACACTCTGCCAACCGCATCACAAGTAACACTTGGTGGTGTTAAAGTTGGTAATCGTTTAAGTATATTAGATGGTGTGTTGTCTGCTGATGCAGCTAATGTTACATCGGTTGCAGGCAAAACAGGTACAGTTACATTATCATATACAGATATTTCTGGTTTAAGCACAGTTGCAAACACAGGTTCTTATAATGACTTAACAAATAAACCTACGCCATATTCTCTGCCTGTAGCCAATGCAACAACATTAGGTGGTGTTATTGTTGATGGTGGTATTGTTAATAATTCTGGAACAATATCAGTAACGCCACAAAGTATTGGCGCAGTACCTTCTGCAAATGTTGGTGTTGCTGGTGGTGTTGCATCATTGGATGGATCAGGATTAATTCCAACTTCACAATTGCCATTATCAGGTGCGATCACCTATAAGGGTGCTTGGAATGCTAACACAAATACACCTTCACTTTCAAATGGTTCAGGAACAGCTGGTTGGCAATACTCTGTTTCTGTAGCAGGAACTCAAAACTTTGGTGCTGGTAACATTACATTTAATGCTGGTGACTTTGTTATATACAACGGTTCTATTTGGGAAAGAGTTCCAACAGGTGCAACAGTTACTTCTGTACAAGGTCGTACAGGTGATGTTGTTGTAACAAAAGCAGATGTTGGCCTTGCAAATACAGAAAATAAAACAAGTGCAGCAATTAGAGCAGAGATTACATCATTAAACGTAACAAATGCACTTGGTTATACTCCTTACAATGCAACAAATCCATCTGGTTATATTAGTTCAGCTGTTACAACATTACAAACAAGTGGCGCTGGAATTTCTGTTAATCAATCGAACGGTGCAGTTACATTAACAAGCAATGCATCACCACTTGCAATACCATATACACTTGTTTTACGTAATGGTATAGGAGATACAAATGTAACATCATTGTTTGCAACAGACATTCATGTTGGCACACCAATTGTTACTGTGAATGGTGCGTTGATGCAAATCACGGCCAATGTGGATAGTTATGCACAAGTATGGCAACAAAACATTAATAATGGAACAGAAGCAAGTACAGATTATGTTGTAACAAACGATATTGGTACAGACTTAACTCATTATGCAGACTTTGGTATTAATTCAAGTAATTATAGTGATCCAGATTTCACAATTACTGGACCAAACGATGGTTATGCATATGTTGAAGGTGGTGACTTTGTTATCGGTTCAACAACGAATGAT